CCTCAGCCTTATTGATTTCAAGCTGACCCATGATTTGCTCTTGCATATGTCGTTCTGACATAGTGGCAATTTCGTGGGCGAGTTTGTTTTTTGTATCTTTGTCTTCAATAAACTTATCAAGAAGACCCGTTACTGGTCCTATTAGAGCTTGTATCATGTGGTTTCCCTTCGTGGTTCATCCATATTGCGAAGGCGCCAGTCATAGCGCCAGTAACAACAGAAACCAAACCCGCTTGAGATGGAGTCGGGTCGGGCAAGGACATAAACCACTCCACAACACGCCAAGACATAATAGTCATTGCTATCATCATGGCGCGTGGCAGTAGCTTTAGCTTAAAAAATGCTTCTGCTGTCATTTGTACTACGGTACTATTTTTACCGTCCCTGAGTCGTTCCATAATGCCCCCGATTCAAGTCCACTTGCCGATGTTGGCAATTCAGTTAAAGTTATCTTTGTCCCTCTGAGTTCGCCCGGCGTTCTTTCTTGCTCAATAAATATCTCAAGCGCACGAAGCAAATCCTGCATATATGTTACAGAATAATCCCTTGTTGGCTCTGGCAATCTTGGCGCTGGCGTGGTTCTTAGTGCCATTAGCGTCTACCATCTGGTCTAATATCAACGCGAGGAGAGCCAAGTTTCCATTTTGTGCCGAGCGCAGAGGAATCAACCCTTATCGCAAATGAGCGGCCTCTAACACGAAGATTAAGAATCTCTGTGAAAGTCTCTACTGGGGAAGACGCTGTTCTCACGGCAGTGCCGCTTGATGTGCTTGAGTATGCCGCGCCGGGTTCTGTTCTTGCTTTTAGGGTAAATGTAGCTTGCGGGCTGGCAAGGCTTGTTGAGCCAACAAAAGTAAGGTCAGGAACTACAGTGGTAGCTAGGCTAAATTTGTCTCCGTCACCAATGTCCATTGGAGCTGACTCAACGAAAGAGTCCATTGCCGCGCCGTCATCGTCATATTCAAACTCATGATTATACAGATAGCCGCCTTCAGCCGCTATTGGATATGACCTTGTTCCCCTATCAAGCCAAGCAGACCTTTCAATTGTGCCATAGTACCAAATGTTGTCCTTGTAATTGTATATTACATAGCGGTCATTTTCACCTGTGCCGCCATTGGCAAGGGAGTTTGAATCGGATGAATAAACCCATATAACCTCAGAAAACTCAGAGTTAACGCCACCAAAAACTTTGTCTGTCTGGGACAAGTTAAAGTTATTAAACACATGGTCTTTTACTGTGCATTCAAGTTGTTGAGTTTGACCAGAGTATGTGTAAAAATTATCAATACCCATCCAGTAAACAACGTCTTCGGTTGCCACAGCGGCGTTTGGCCCCATAATAGTTATGTTAGATGCAAGCTGTTGTATGCCAAAGGTAAACGGCGGGCCAATAAAGCGCATTGAATGCAGAGATGTGTCTGTCCAAACAAGAATTTCTCTTTTGGTTTCTACGGCCTGAACAAACTGAGAGCCTGAGCCAAGAATTAAGTCTCCAGCCGTGTTTGTTCCTGTAGGCCACCAATCAACAGCGTTTTCTTGAGAAGAAAACCTTACAAGAAGCGGGTCTTGAACGCCATTGCCTTGAGGGTCAGAAGAGTTTGAGCCAAGAGCATCACATCCAAAAGCAATAACGTGCCTGTCTTGGTCAGAGACAAGAACTTGCTTGGCAATTTGTGGAGCAGATGTCGCGCCAGACAATGTGGAAAGCTCCACTGCTCTTGCAGAAAGTCCGCCACTTTTGTCCCAGTAATACACATTTGAATTTCTAGGGTTGATTATAAGGTCTTCGCCAAAGTTGTCATGCGACCATATACGAATGTTCGTTGTAGTGGTAAGGGATGAGCCTGAACCCCAGCCGCCTCGCCCCCATGTTCCGGCGCCCCAACCCGTGCCGCCAACTTGAGAGTTTAGGCCAACATTGATTTGATATGCGCCGACAACAGTAGGGCCACCATTGCCTGTGTCTGATGCGTTTGCGGCAACAGAAGCAACAATCTCATACTGACTTGAGCTAATGACATTTGTTACTTGGTATTCAGTATCAAGTATTGCGGCTGTTATATTGCCGCCCAAACTAGCAGAGCCACTAAATGTAACGAAGTCGTTCTGGATGGCCCCGTGATTAGTATGGGTAACAGTGAGCGTGGCAGAGCCTGCTGTTGCGGCAAATGCAACCGCGCCTGCCGCAGATGTAGACCTAAGAGGCGTGATGTCGTTGAACGCACCGCCTTCCTCAATATAGTATTTTAGATGAGTGCCGACACCAAGATAATTTGAGCCGTCAAGCGTAATCCAGTTGTGTAGCGCACGGCAAATACCAAGAAATTGATTGGAAGAATACTTTAACCACCCACCAATTTTTTCGGGATACCCAAGACGGAAACGCACCTTGTCGCCATCCACCCATCCTCCCTCGTTTGAGTAAGATGTAACATCCTTGTTTATGCCGGGCTTAAATTGTAATTTTGTTAACGGCATATTTCACCTATGAAGGCTGTGTGTAGTTTGATGAGTAGTAGAATGTCCCCAACAAGATTTCAGAACCTTTAGACCAACTAGATGGGTTTTTTATTCTAAGCCCCCACCAAGTGTAACCAGCGGTTCTTGCGCCAGAAGCATCGTTTGTAACTAAAGAAATGATGCCTTCGTTGTAAACTCCAGACTGGTAGACGGCTCCGCCAGTTCCTATTTTCCCGTCAGCGTCCCAACTAATTGCATATGTTCTGTTGCCGCCTTGTGAGCCGCTAGAGCCAGCGTCCCATCTGCAAACAATGTTTGTTACATTAGAACTAGTTGTACCACCGTAAAGAAGAACGTGCTGAGAGTTGGACGCTACATCTTCATTTTGTTGTATGGTTAAACTGGCGCTTGTTATAAATCCAGTTCCAGCATGGAAAACTGGTTGATAAACAATGGAGTTTGTGCCAACGCTAAATGTAGATGGAGAGGCCGTGCTACTTTGGGCTGTTAGCCCTGTGGCGCTGTTATAATACCCGTAGTCCATTTTGACTTGCAGGCTTCTTGTTTGAGTGCCTGCGCTACCGTAAAAATCACTTAAGTCGAGTACGCCAGAGGTCGGTATATTTGTGTTTATAGCATTGTTGGCAACGTTACTTCCGCTTCTATAATACTCACTCATAGAAACTGGGTTTGAGCCTCCAAACTGAGTCTGCAAGTCAGAAAGGTTAATAGTGCCGGAGGTTGGTAGCGCCATGTTTATACAGTCCCATAGGCTGTAACATCATCCGCAGAGGTAATTTGACCATTAGTTCCAATTTTAGCAACGCCAGTGCCGTTATAACTAAACACTAGTTCGTTACTGACTACACTTATGGTCCAACTACCTAGTGTAAAGGTACTGCCGCTAATTGGCACTGTGGAAAAACTCAAAGTTCCAGAACCGTCTGTCTGTAAATATTGACCATTCGTGCCATCAGTCGATGGGTATGAAAGATTACTAATAAGCACCTTACCAGTGCCATTACCATCTAAAGACAAGTTGGCATTGGTGTTTGTTACTGTTATAGCATTCCCGTTAATGTTGACATTATCTACGTCTAGGTCGCCAGTAATGTTTGTAGTGCCTGTGATGTTAACCGCGCCAGTCCCATCTGGAATGATGTCAATGTCGCCGTTAGAAACTGACACAATATCGTGTCCATTAACATCCAAATTGCCGCCAAGCTGAGGGGTCGTGTCGTTTACTAGGTCTGTGTTTGGGGTCAAAGATTTGAACACACCAGACGCGCCGCCACCGTCACCAGTAACTGCTTGTGTAGCACCAGAAGCAATCTCTACGCCATTTGATGTTGAGTATGTGACGCCTTTATAGATAACTCTGCAAGCGGCATCTGTCTCGTTCTTAATGGTGTAGTTTTTCTCTTGGTCAGTAGGTGTAACTCGAAGCTCAAAAGTGACGCCCGGAGAGCCAGTAAGAACAAGAACTGTGTGAGCGCCGTCAGAAACAGAGCCGTCATTTGTCACTAAATCTTGACTGCCAGATATAGCAATTTGAGCCTGCCCATGTAAGGCGCGGTCAATAATGTCAAAATTGGTGTTGGTGGTTACGCCCCATGTTCCTGACTGGTCGCCAGTACCCGGTTTTTCTATACCAACATTTTGAGTGTATGTGCTAGGCATTTATACCACCTTTTGAATCCATGTTTCTATTGTACCATTTGCATTTACAGGTGTCCATGTGCCGCCAGAAACACTTATCTGCGTCCATGTTTCTGCTGGCGTGTTGGCATTTATCTTTTCCCACAATAGGGCGCCGTCTGCCGTTTGAATGAATGCATATTCAACATTGAAGTCGTTTCTGTAAATCAATATCCCGGCAGTTTCATCAAAATCAAATGTAAAGCTGTTATCTATAACGCCATTTGTAACAACGCCGCCGGACGCCTCTTTTGTAAATGCAGACTCGCTTTCAGACCTTCCTACAAAAACAGTGTTTGCGTTGTTAGATTTTGTAAAGCTATACACATTTTCTGAAGAAGCAGAACGAACAGCAACGCCATCAGATTCTTGTGTAAAGTTAGAGCTTTGTTCTGCCGCGCCGACAGCTATAGTCTGTGCATTAGATGACTGGTCAAAACTAATTACATCTGCGGAAACGCCAGTTGCGAATCTTGTAAGGTCTGAACTTAACTCAAAGTTTGTTGTGGACTCTACCTCACCAGTTAAAATGCCAACGCCTATAGATGTTTTTGTGGCAATTGCAGAAAGTTCCATAGAACCTTTTCCAACAATATTCCCAGCATCAGATACAGTGAAATTTGCATCAGCGGTTGCAGACCCAAAGGTTAAAATACCATGCGCCGCGATAGCTCTTTCAGATAATGCAAATTCACCAAACATTAACCTGCGATTTCCATAAGTGTTAATACTGAAATTGGCCTTACGCCATAATCGGCGTCATCATCTTGATTGCTTCTGTTTATGTACAAGTTTCTGCTTCCGACTTCGCTTGCAACTTGAATCTTATAAGTTGTTGCAGAAGTTGTAGCAGGGCTGTCTAAATAATGATGCATCAAAGTTCTTACTTTATAAACTTCTGAACCAGCATTTGCGTGCATCATAGAAAAAGCGCAATCTGTTCGGTTACTTGAGGCCGCACCATTACCAATCTCAGTGCTTCCTCTTAAAATATATCCAGTTGCATAAAGATTTATATCGCCCCCATAAGCAATAGAAACTGAAACCAAGATTTTATTTGATGTACTAGATGGCGTAATTGAAGCAGAAAGACCAGTTACATCCACAGGGGAAGTGCTTTGGGTAAAAAAGGTGTCATCTTTAGTAGCCTGCACCACCTGCAACACACTCCCAGAAGGCAAACTTGCCGACACAACTTTACCAGACGGAATTGTGGTGCTTGTTCCCATCAAGTCAGCAAGTATTCGAGCGTTACTCATAGCTTACTCCGGCTTATCAGGCCACACCACATCGTCAAGTGATGCATAAGAATCGGTTATGTCGCGCAGTGCCTGACGATAGGCGGTACGTTCTGCGGTCATAGTAAGGTCGGACGATGCCCACCAGTCTGTTTCAGCGATACGGCGGTTACGCTCTTCGCGCAGACGCTTCAAAGGCTCTGCCGCGTTAAGCTCGGCTAGTTTATCTTCGACCGCGTTCCATGTAATGCCCTGCCAGTCATCATCTTCGTTTGACTCGATTGCCGTGCCGTTCTCATCTGAGCCTGTGACCACAGAGAACATGGTGTTAAACTCATAGGCATCGGTTGGCTCTCCGCGTAGAACCCACTGTAGGTCTGGATTTAATGCTGATATTGCGTCTGATACTGTTGCCATTATTTAAGCCTTCTTCCCCAGCAATTGAAATTACTGTCGTTTGTATCCCATGAATCATAACTGTTATGATATCCCCAAAGAATTTTATCTCCTTGAGATAACGAAACAATTCTATGACATGAGGTGGTATAGCCATAATAGTTATTTCCTGCAAAGGCAGTATCAATCTGATTTGTACCGCTACTTGATTTATGGTAGACGTACAAACCTCTGTATTGGTTTGTTGTTCCAAATTGAGTAACAACACAAAACTCATAAATTCCATCTGCCGGAGCTACCATAGCTCCATCTGACCCCATAAGACCAGCTTGATTGATAATAGTTGTCCTATAGCCTGAAGGACAAACAATGTTTGGACCTACGCCTTCATATCCAGCAGATTGAAAACCACTAACACCAGAGAATGAAAAAATCGGGTGGTTATTATCTAATAAAAAAGTTCCAGTTCCTGAAACATTGCCACTGTTGTCAATCGTCAGCGCGGTGTTCGAGTTTGTCGGGTCTTGAATCTCGGAGACTTTCAATATGCTGGTCATCCGCCTATCTCCATGGCTGTTAAATGTGCAGTCGGCGAAGCGTAACCACTATAACTTGCGTTAAAATACACCGTAGTAGCGGAGCCTTGCGTTAGATACTGGACTTTATATGTTAAGGCAGATGTTGTTGCAGGTGAATCTAAATGAGCAAAACTTCCAGCACCGTATGTGCCGCCAGAGTTTGTATAAGAGTCCCCTCTATAAAAAAGAGATGTAGACCCCCTAACCAGTTGAGTTACCATCCCGTTTGAAGAGTTAGAACTACCTGTTCCATAATCAGCCATTATTAAGATTTTTGAAGAGGAGCTAGTAGGTGTTATTGTAACTGAAAGCCCTGTATCTACAAAAGATGTTGAAGTGGTTGATGGTGTTGAAGTTATTGTTGATTGAACAACCTGCAACACATGACCCGGAATATATATCCCGTTGCCGCTGGTCTTTTCATTTATTGTATCTACATATAATGTTGACATCTTATTAACCTATTAAGTAGCCTTGAAAGTGCGGCGTACCTTCGTCTGCGGTTGAATATTGGTACAAATACAAATTAGCTACATTTACTCTAATATAATCGTTAGCTGTCATTTGTAATATAAATGATGTGTTAGCAGATAAATACGCAGAAGCATTAGTGTAAGCGTAAAATTCTCTAGCTATATCCCAAGTTGAAGCATCTGAACTGGTTTCAAAATTTACTACTATTGTTCCTGATGTTACATTACCATTAGATGCACAAGCAAAAGCATTTAGCATAAAACAATAAACTCCAGTTACAGGTGCTTGAAAATAATGATTGGTTGTATCGTAATGGTTTCCAGTATTAAATATTGTACTGTTAAATTGTAGTACACCATTAATCCCGCCTTGCGTACCTATTTTTCTCACACAAAAAGCTGGCTTTGCTGGTGTAAGAATACGCCCACTGCTGTCAATCGTCAGCGCGGTTGTCCCTGCGGCGTTGTTAATCTGGTCTACATTTAATATCGAAGCCATGCCTGCCTCACAATATAGTCAAGTTACCGTTGACGGTAATCGAAGTTGATGTGCCAATGGTCAGTGGCCCAATAGCCAATGCGTTCTTGGTCGAGCCAATGGTTGTGTTCTGTGTTACGCTTTGGTCGTTGGTTCTAAACACCGCCGTATCCACCGTTGTATTAGTGGTCTGGAATGACGGCGCGGTTATCTCGCCTGCAAACGTGCCGCCAGTAGATGCCCCCACCGTATCGGTTACGGTAAATGCACGGTAAGCCCTGATAACAAGCTCGTCACTTGCCGCCGCACCAGACGCTAAAGTAATTGTATCGCCGTTGCTAGGTGTGTAATCCGTGCTGTCCAGATGCACACCATTCAAATATACATCCACATCATTGCCAGAGAAAGCTAAAACAGCACCGTTATAATCCGCACCTGTAAAAGCTGTCTGGCTGGCAGTTGCTACATACTTAAACAACGCCATTGCATAGCTGGTAGGCTGGTCTACGGCGCGACCAAAAAAGCGCACGGTAATTACATCTAAGTTAGCTGGTGGGGCTGAGAAGGTCAGAGTGTTGCCGTATGCTGTGTACGCGGCAGAGGCTCCCGGTTCTTGGACCACGTTACCAATAGTCACGATAAGAGCTTCGCCACTCACAACCGACTGGGCAAGTGTGAACGCGGTAGTCGTTCCATCACCTGTAAAGGTCTGGTAGCTAATGTCGCCTACATTTGGGTCTATGCCTATATACGCCATTACGCTAGGTCTCCCATAATTATAGCTCCGCCCCAACCATCAACCCATCCTGACCCATTACCGTAGACCAAGAAATCACACTTCCCTGTTCCAAAGTTTGCAGATAAATATTTTGATTTAGCCCAATCATCTGCGGAATTACCACATTGACTAGCCACTGCCCAATCATCATTAACCATACTTGCCGTGAAATCTACTTGACTTTGACCTACCGCTAAGTCTGTCAAAGAGGAACAGTTAAAGCTGTCTGGAATGCTCTGCGTTCCTTGCTGGTTTATGTCAAACCAAACCTTCGCACTACCGTTAATTACATAGGTAGTATCTACAGACTCGGTGCCTGCGTTGTTAGCCAGCGTTGTTAGTCTCAGTTCGCTTGCCATTATGCTAGGTCTCCGTGATTTGTAACGGACACACGGTCCATGTCATAAGCGGTGTTAGAAAGATGACGAGTGTGGGGGTGCATTGCACTAGAAGTTGAGACAACCGTATCCGATGTTAATACTCCATAATATGTATTATTCCCAACAACAGAGCCAGCTATACTATAATGTGCGCTAGACATATTGTTTGTGTATGTTACGGTCTGTCTGCCTGTCGTTACATCAGTTAGGCTAGATGCGTTTAGGCTATCATCTATAGCTGGTGTTCCTGTACCATCGTAACACGCCCAAGCCTTCGCCACCCCCTGCTGAAGTGACTGTGTCGCAGAGCCACCCTCGCTGGTAATCGTAATATCACCAGCCGATACAATACCCCGCAGTTCATCTACCTTTAAGATACTTGCCATTATGCGAGGTCTCCGTGTGCTACTGCCGCAATATATGCGTCATCATTTTGGCCGTTTGCACCTACGTCTCTTGAATTTTCAGCGTATCTACCTGTAGTATCTGAACTAGCAATAACATATCTATTGTAGTTATTAGTTCCCATAGTCCCTTCTTGTACTGGACTACTACTGCCTGTTACAGTATGTGATGCACTGCTCATACTATTTGTATAATTTCCATATAAACAGCCTGTTGCTCTGTCTGTGAAACTAGCAATATTGAAAGAGTCGGGAATACTGTTATCGCTCATATCAAACACTCCATGTGCTTTAACAGTTGTTTGCTTAGTCAATGTAACCGGGTCGGTGCCGTTAGCGGCTACTAAGGTATCTACGTTCAACTGACTAGGCATTAAACAATACTCCAGTAACCGTTAACAGTCACAGTTGCGTTCTGCGTAATCGGCCCTGCCGATACGCCATTCTGGTCAGCATCAATGGTAAAGTCCGTGGATATCGTATTGCCGTTACGGCGCACGATATTCTCGTCCTTCGACTCTTCTTGATTATTGACTAAGTCAGGATGTAGCTTGCTTAGAGCCATAACCCTTCTCCATTAGCTGGAGTAAGGGCTAGCACCCAATGTGTCTGAATCCCAAGCGGCTTTCAGTTCAGCAATGGTTGAGGCATCGGCAATAGCAGAAGCGTCTGTCGCATCACGAAGCGCATTCTTAGCAGAAGCAATAGCAGTTGTGCTGTTGCCTTCTTCCAATGCCTTCATCAACTCAACGTCCTTTGCTTCTAACAAAGGCTTACGCACTTCACGGATTTTATCCTTGAAGATTTCCTTTGCCTTGTCCATGTCCTCAGAAATTACCGAGCCGTTCAGTGTCCACGCGCCGCGAAAATCACGGTTTGCTGGCACAGTTGCTGACGCGGCATCAATCTGATTGCCTTCTTTGTCAACAATATATGTAGTTACAGCCATTCTTTACTCCTATGCTGATATTTCATTTGAAATGCGCCATGCATTTCGCCATTCCCGCGTCTGCGGTAATTGCTCTTTACGACATATTACCATCTTTGGACGGTTGCCGCTATTCCAATCCTGCCAAACGCTTTGTGGGCAGTCCTTGAGAATTAAGTATTCGATGGCTTCCTCTTCGGTCATAGCTGGCACAGGCTCAGTCTCATGCAATAGATAGCCACGAGTATGCTTCTTAAAGTCTGGCCGGGCTTCATCCTTTGCCAGTTCGTGATACACCCACACAGGCGGTAAGATGCCGCCCTGTAAAGCACAGGCCATCCAATTTGGGTCAGGCACAAGTATCTTGGCGCACTCATCAATGCTGTCCTCATACACCACACGGTAGTCTGACTGATGGGCTTCTAGGTTTTCCTTTGCCCAGCACAGTCTATCCCAGAGATGTGTGCCTTGAAATTCAGGTGTTTGCATTATGCTAGGTCTCCGTGTATTCCTGTAGAAGTAACTTCCGCATCCAAAGCAGTAGCATTACTTGGGTATCTGCTTAATATGTCGTAATCAGATGTGGTTAAAGCTCCGCTACCAGACGGCCCAATACAACGCCAATCGCTCTCACCTATAAGCAACCCATAATTTACATTATTCATACTGTTGGTAATTGCTATAGTATAATCACCCGTACCATTATCCGTTAAACTTGACGCAGATAAGCTGTCAAGAATTGCGGCTGTTCCACTGCCTATAAATCTAACCCAGTGTTTTGCTACACCCTCCACAACATAGCTGGTGGATATATCAGCACCAGCACCTGTCTCGATTGTATCTGCTATAATCTTGCCAGCCATTATGCTAACTCCGATATTTTGCCAAAGTAATTTCCATCAAGGTCATGAGCCGCACCATCTTGCGACCCATGAGAACCATAAAAATATCGCATACGAATTGTACTTGTGGCGTTGTTTAAGTGATGTTGACTTGTATCATTTCCAGCCCTTTGATATCCAGACGCTTCACCACCGCCTCGACTATTCCACGGCAGGCTGATAACCATTCTGTCTGTTGCAGAAGCAGAGTTATTGGTAAAGGTCATAGTAAAATCACCAGTGCCATTATCTGTTAATGATGATTGGTTAAAACTTCCGTTTTGACTTGAGTTATACGCATCATAGTTAGTCCATCCTGTGCATATACCTTCTTGCAGTTTCATAGTAGAAGTACCAGACGTAATCGTCACATCGCCAGCAGAAGCCTTGCCAGTAAGTTTGTTTGTAATAATCTCACTCATGCTAGGTCTCCGTGAATTTGACTTATTGCATATGCAAAATCTTCTGCCGCAAGAGTGTCCGTCCGAAAACATTTCATATCAACCTCTGAGGTTGTTATTGTGGAACCGGGACAAGAAACAGTCCGTCCAGAGTTTGCAGTTGAAATGTTGCCACTTGCTACGGGGGAATAATTAGCGGTACTCATAGTTGATGAAAATGTTAATTTGTAGTTAGACAACCCAACATCCGTCAAAGTGCTAATATTAAAACTATCCCGTAAATTTGCTGTGCTTGTGCCGTCAATATTTGCCCACGCCTTTGCCGCACTCTGCTTAGTCAGCGTGACAGGGCTACTGCCATTTGCCGCTACGATTGTATCTGCTTTTAATGTACTCATAGCGTCACCAATGTCCCGCCTGTGTTAACCGTTACTGTAACACCTGTTGCCACTGTTATAGGGCCTGTGACAGAAGCATTTTCTGTCGCCGCAATAGTGACATTGTTAGATACAGTTTGCTCATTGATTTGAAACATTTCGGTCTTTGTCTTGTCAGTTGAAGTTGTGAACTTCGTGCCTGTCACCGTACTACTAAATGTACCTGTGGTTGCCGCTAACGCCTGATTGGCATCATGCTCTAACCTTGTTGTGACTTCTGCCAAGCCACGGTAAATCACATATATGTTACCCGTACCTGTCTGCGGAGCTTCAGTAAAGGTCAGCGTAGTACCCGTAGCGGTATATGATTTACCAGAACCCGGCTCCTGTTGCAGGTTGTCAACAAACACTTCCAACTCTTCGCCTGTGTTCACGGCACGGTTAAGTGTGAACACGGTTGTCGAACCATCGCCGTTGAAACTCTGGCTAGTGACCTTCGTTAACTGCTTCTGTGGTTGTGCGCCTACATATGCCATTATGCGAGGTCTCCGTGCAACAATGTAAAGTTAAACTTTTGGTCATAATTTGTGCTACCGTTGCCCATATCAACCACATCAACAGGATATTGGCCTGTGTTAAAAGTACCACCTGCATCCCTTTTGAAAGCAATTCCCCTTCTATTGGAATCTCCGCTATCGTGATTTGATAATCCTGTAACAGCAACATCACTTGTAGAACTTACGCTGTTAGTCAGTGACGTAGTGAAATTTCCTGTAGAATCGTCACTTACACTGCTTACATTGAAGCTACCAGTAATGGCAGGGGTTTCTTGATTATATTGAAGCCATTGTTTAGCCGCACTCTGCTTGGTAAGAGTAGCAGGGCTGGTGCCATCGCTGGCGGCAATTGTATCTACATACATTTCTGATGCCATTATGCTAGGTCTCCGTGTACTACTAATTTCTGATTGGGATAATCATACAGCGACCATGATGTTCCAGCACCTGCCCCTGAATAACCATACGCCATTTTTGTTAGTGCTGTTGTTTGACCAAAGATAGAACAAATATTCGCACCAAAATTTGAATTCGGGGTGCTACCATTAGAATTATCCATAGTTCCAGCGTGATATGCGTTATTAAAACTGTTTGTAAAATTAACGGTACACAAACCTGTTCCGTCATCCGTGCGAGAACTCTGGTTCAAGCTGTCATATTCAGTGTTTGTAGATGGGTCAAACCGTGTCCACATTTTCGCAGTACCATTGACCACATAATCCATGTCCACGGAACTCGTGCCAGCATTGTTCTGTAATGTATCTACTTTTACAATACCAACCATAACTACCCCGCTATTTCTGTAACGCAAATGTGAGAAACGCCTCGTTCCCATTGATTGGTGTCTGTGCTACCAACAGTTTGATTCAAGTACCAGTTTACAGCACTGCCAAGTGCTTGATTTACACCAACCTTATATGTTACTTGCGAAGTTGTGCTTGGCGTATCAAAATAACTATAGACTGCTGTTTCTGGTGTAGAGCCAGCGTCTGCCGTATGATAGCTACGACTACTAGCCATAAGAATACCTACGTTTCTATTGCCAGCGGCAGGTGCAGATAACTTTGTGGAGTCTCTATAAAAAAACCAAACAGAGTTATAAATAGACGAATCGTCCGCCCATTCTCCGTTTACCATAGCTTCTATTTTAATAATGCTATTAGTAGATACAGGGGTTATGTTAACAGCTAAAACGCTAATCTCTGTGTCAGTATTTGCCCCACAGCTAATCACTGATGTTGCATCAATCTGTGTGTACTGCGTTTGAATAATACCGCCCTGCGGCATTAAAACCTTACTACCGCTAGTCTTAGGTGCAATCTCATCTACAAGTATCTTACTAGACAACGGTTAGCACTCCATTAACAGTAATCGTTGCAGAAATAGTTATAGGCCCAAACGCACCAGCGTTCTCCGTTGACGCAACAGTCAGCGCGGTATCAATGCTTGTAGCGTTGGTACGAAAAGGATTGGTAGTTGTGCTAGCCAACATATCCTCGTTCTTAATACCGCCGTTCTTGAACTGGTTTGTGTCAATGGTGCTAAGAGCCATTAGCTAATCTCCAGAATACTCATTGTCACATCAGCGGCAGATGCCTGTGATGCTGTAACCTTCAATACATCTGATGCGTTCATAACAATCTTCTGGTCGCCGCCAACAGCCACCAAAGCAGAACCAACAGGAACAATGGCATCCTTTACAAGATACACATTGTCGCCATCATTGTTCTCTAGCTGAACGTCCACGGTAATAGAAACGGACAGAATGTTTGCCACATTCAGGCCGATGATTGTTGTTTCTGTAGCGGCAGGGCAGGTGTATATGGTAGCGGCACTCGTCCCTACTGCTGTGTCTGTAACTGTCTTAAACGAGTTCGCCATGTCACTATCCTAATGCTATCGCAAATGCTAAAGCCTGCGGGTCTTGCTCTGTAAAGTTTACAGCCGTACCGCTGGCATCATTATAAATCATTTTTTCAGCAGGCATTGTACAGAATATTGTACGAGTTCCCGCCGTCCAGTTTATCTTTTCATCACCTATTGTAAGCGCAGTGTCATCTGCTAACGTAACGGCAGTGTCCAACACAATACTTGTCTGGCTGTTCACTGTAGCAATAGTTACAACGCCGGAGATTCCAGAGCCTCTGACGCGCTGTCCCACTGTTAGAGTGCCTCCTTGCACGTTATCAACTGTAACGGCTGTAGAGGCGCTCACAGCGCCGTTAACGTCTGCTGTAATCTTTGTGCTACTGCTTTCTAGAACAGTGTCCCTAGATAGGGTTGTGCCAGACAATGTATATGTGCCTATACCGACCTCAAAGTCCGTGCCGTCAGAGCATCCATAATAGGTGGTGTTTCCATCACCTATTGTTGAAAACGCATCAAAGCCACTAACCGCACCGCCCAGAGTAAATGTTCCAGTTCCTGTGGTTGTTGTGGTTTCTTTTACACGGTCTTTGATTGTCAGTGCCATTTGTACTACCGTACCTTTTTACTTCAGCTCAACGCTTAGATTTCCACCATTAATACGGAAGATATCCCCGGATGCAATTGTTTTTGACACATCCAATGCGCCAATAAACAAGGTATTGCTTCCGTCAAACTTGAGCCTGTCGTTATCAGAAAGGGTGACTGCGGTGTCGAGTACAATTGCGTTCTGAGATGTAACAGTGGCAACGGTAACAAGGCCGCTAATACCAGTTCCTGTAACAACATCCCCAACAGCTATTGTCCCAACATTGTTGTCAACAGCAACATTTGTTGAGGCTGAAACCGCGCCGTTTACATCTGCTGTTGCAAAGTTTGCATCAGAAATAAATGCATGGGTAACTGTGTAACTAGCAATACCGCTTGATGGAGAAAACTCAATATTGTCATCGTTGATGACTTTTTGAGCATCAGAAATAACTGTATCTGAAACAGAGTGTGATGCGGCGGTTGTGCTTGATGTGCCACGAGTACAGCCTGTTAAGATGCTTGTTCCTGTAAATGTCAAAGCTGTGTCATCTGCAATTGTAATGGCAGTGTCGAGAACTAAAGCATTCTGACTTGTAACTGTGGCAACACGAACTGTACCAGTAATACCAGTGCCAGTAACAACCATGCCAACAGAAATGGTTCCTGAGTTTCCATCAACAGCTAAAGATGTTGAAGATGTAACTGCACCATTTGCGTCTGCTGTAGCCGTTCCGTCTTTGCCAGCATAAGTAATAATCTCTTGGTTGATTACTACAGTGCCTGTTGCAGGAAATGCTTCCGCATCTGATAACACCAGCTCTGTGTCTGAAGCGCCAGCCGCGACAGCCAAAGTTGTCACGGACTGCTTCCAGTCTGCGGCGGTAACTTGCTGACGAGTATAATCAGCGTCCTCTGTAAGGATACTAACTTCAGTTAGGTTGCCGTTTTCAGCATTAGATACTGCGGTAGCCAATCCTACATATATGCTATTGCCCGGCGTGGCAAAGGAAAGAGAATCGTTCTTGAACAAGTAATCAAGAACTCGTCTTTCCAGATATGTGGTTGCCGCATTTGATGTTGCCATCTTTTACTCCTTATGAGCGGGGTCTTGTGGGTAGACCCTGCCTATATGCGTCATCATTTTCTCTTGCTTCTGCAAGGTCTTTCAGGCGTGAAAGAGCCTCTTGGAAGCGCCCTTCATACATAGCTATAACATCCTGTTCGCCTTTCATATAAATATACGCTTCTATTAGCGAACCGTATAGTAGGGCGTTAGACGCATATTGACTTAGCCATGTATATTCGTTGTTAGTCCCGGCTGTCAGACTTGCGGGTCTATAATAATAGTGAAGCTCAACTCCGTAGTTCTGGTCTGGTGTCGGGCCTAAAATAAAGTTTGCCTGCACATTACCAGCCCCAGCAGTGGCTGTGGCGTCAAAGAAACCATAATACTTAGGAAGAGCTTGCGTGGTTTGCGCTGGGTATGCCTCACGGATGAAGTTCACATCCTTCTCAATCAGGAACCCCTCATTGCCTGAATCAGTAATAAACATTGAGAACGGGGCTAGAAAGTCGCTTGGCGTGGAAAGATATTCATTACCAGCGGTAAGAGTGGATGTCGCGTTCTTGCGGAAGTTTTCTAAGTCAACATTGACCAGAATGCGGTCTTCGGCTGAACGAATAAAAACAGGCAGATTCGTTACGAAGCCTGTTTCGTCATTCTCTGTGAAGTCTTGTATCGCTTGTTTAAGCTCTCCAAATGTAAAAGACATCTAATCCTCACGCCAAAGGTGTTACAGGGCCTGCACTAGCAAGCGAACCGCCACCGCTTAAATTACCCACAGAGGCAGTGCCGGATACGGTCACTGTATATGAGTCATTGTTAACCTTTGTAATGCTATACCCCGTAGAAAGTTCCATATCACTTTTTGTGATGCCGTCAAACGGGTCAACATTACGAAACCTCACAGTGTCGCCTGTATCACGACCATGATTGATTTCTTTTATAGTTATAACACTTGAACCTGATGCTCCGGTAGTGAATGGGTTATTACCCAATAACGCTACAGCATCAGGCTCTGTTCTGTCTGGCCTTGCGTCCCTCACAGACTGAGGGTCGTTTATGCGAAGCCTGCCAAGAAAGTTCTGAGGGTGGTCTGTGTCGGCAACATCTCTGCCAACACGAAGACCAGTCTTAACGCCATTACGCACCTCTGCAACGAGTTCAGTTAACTTGTATCTAAACCCTGTCTTGTCGCAGATGCCGTAGGCATATTTCCCTCTAGCAATAGTCATCTATTAACCACAGCGACCAAAGCGCTTCCCTTTTGTTGCCGCGCCAGCGCCGCGAACCATGCCGCCACCAGCGTATCTTTTCATTTGACCACCTTTCTTTGCGGCAATGTCATTTGAAGGAATTGCTGGGCGTGGCTTTTTGGCTCTTGAGTCAATTTTCTTTGCGGCGCTTTTTGCCACTTTATTAGCAGATGTTCCGAGCCTGACTGCTGGCGAAGAACTCAACGCCATGTTTTTTGTTGCGTCAATTGCTTTACTGCCTGCATTTTTAATTTTTGCTGTTGTGGCGTTATTTTGTTTTTTTTGAGACGCTGTCATGCGGCTTCTTGCTCTGTTTTTGGCCGCCTCAAACCCAGACTGCTTTTCTTTTAGAGCATTTGCTTTTTTAGTATTGGGAGAAGTGCGACCAGCCATGTCCTTTTGTTGCATTTGAGCAGTTCTTGTGAAAGCTCTATTAGCCCGCTTATCCTTAGAGCGAAGCATATTCATTTCAGTCTGGGTCATGCCTTCATAAGGATTTTTAGATTTAGAGCCAGCTTGCAAGGAAACTGTTTTGCCCTTTTTAGTAACTGGTGGAACTTTAATCTTTTGGCCAATACGAATTTGGTTGGCGTTCTTAATGCTTGGATTGGCCGCCAATAAAGACTTTAGAGTAATGCCCTTGTCTTTTGCAATTTGAGATAAGGTCATCCCCTTTTCTACTGTTACAGGACCACCTTTTTTCATTTCCTTTGCTTTTTTAGCCATTTTATTCAACCTCTTTGTGGCTTGTGGATTCTCTTTTAGAGTCTTATTAAATGCCCTTCTCTTGAGAGTAACGCTGTTTTTAGCTGGGTCATTTAGAGTGCCTTTGCCGCTTTCAGGGGCGAGAAAGTTTGCATCTCTTACATTTTCCTCAAACTTTTCCTTCATTGCCTTTCTTAGCGGCTTGGGTGTTGGCACTTTCTTTTTTGCTTCTCCGCCACTATTTTTCCTCGCAACGCCTTTGCCCTCTGCGTTCATTGGGTGCTTGGGGTCAGCCTTGTGGCTATACCCATGCTTCTTTCTATAATCTGCGAATGCTTTAGATTTGCTAATTGGCGTTGGCACTTTCCCGCCAGACTTCTTTTTAACTGGCTTCATGCCAAGCAACTTCTGTGTAACCTTTGGGATTGGCTTGGACTTAATAGTCCCCTTTTTGGTTTCGTATTTTGGCATATTAGCCTCCTAAGTAAAACGTGTCGTATGGCACGAACTTGATTGACGATGAGTCTGAGTCTTCCCCGGCCGCTAATTCAAACTGGAACTCATACTCTTGTTTAAGCGGAGCCACACGAGCCGCCACTTCAGGTTTTTTCATGGCGATATAATACGCCAACCCAGCCACCAAACACGGAACAAATCTTGGCGGCACATCAGCACTTGACCCTATCCCAGACGAGACGCCAGAGATTCCGCGAAGGCGGAAATACGATAGAGTATATGTGCTAACATCTGGCACAGGCCAGAGCGTAACATTGACAGCCGTTGCTTGACGGTCAACATAAATTTGAGAGGGGCGTCCTTCAGTGTTTTTAGCCGCTTGTTGAGCATAGGTAGAAACACTGATACGCTCGACATTCGTATCAATCTGATTCGTGCCTGAACCCGTCCTAATTTGGTGTTCAATGAGGTCAATAGTGTCCGCAGGCATACTGTAAGTTGCCGTGCCTGCTGTAAGAGATATAGTGCCACTGTCAATGGTCCAGAGATTAAGGCCACGGTTCTGCCACTCCAAAGTCAATAGGTTGAGACTACGCCTCGCTGTCTTGAGGTCATAGCCAGTTGTCATTTGAAGCCCAGCACGTTCAAACGCTTCTTCAAAAATTTCTGGTAAGTCTGGTGTTACTACAGCCATTACTTAACCTTTCTGTGCCGCTTCACTTTAGCTCGTATCTTTTTAGGCTGTTTGGCGAATTGCTTACCAGCCTTAGTTGCTTTTCGTTTAGCACGGGTTGTCGCCGCGTACTCTTTCGCTGATAGGGCTTTGATGGCCTTCTCAGGTAAATATCTTTCCCCGGTAGCTTTTGGACCCTGTGTCGATGGCTTACCACTCTTGGTCCTCCATTTTTGCTTTGTCCAAGCCTTCAGGCTTTTTTGAGACTTTTTAAGTGCCACTAGATACCGCCCATACTATAAAAATCATTATAGCACCGAAAATACCAACACCCAAGGTTGCTAGTACCATCGTTATAAATTCTTCTATTTGTTGTTTTCTTTTCTCTAATTGCTCTTGTCTTTCTTTTCTTATCTGGCCCTGCAACTTTATAAGTTCCTGCCAAGCACTGACACCATAATTCCACTGTATAAAGTTACGCAATTCCTCTTCCATCTTTTTGGCTTTTTTGAGTGCCGCAAATGTTTCTAGCGCCTCTTCCTCAACAGAACCAAACATCCTTCTTCTTGACTTTGCCTTGTCGTGTCCCTCTTTTACCGCATTAATCGCGTTCATCCAGCGGCCAACATCTTTCGACATTGACTCCACTTCTCTGCCCATCTGAAAGCCTTTCACAATAGCTGAATAAGCAGTTGAGGCGATGCTGATTGCTGAAATCGGGTCCATTTATAATCATCCGTACTCTCCCTGTTGAGACTAGTCTCTGTATCCGCCGCCAGCTTTTTTATAAGCAGACGCCAACATTTGCGCTTTTCTCGCACTCCACTGGTTTGGGGCGCCGCCTTTTCCGCCAGCTTTAATTTGGTTGAACAGTCTTTTACGCAAAGATGGGTTTGTATAATTTCCTGCTTGATTGACCTTTGACTTTGCTTTGCCACCGGACTTCATGTTTTTTGCTTTATTACGCACTTTAAATCTTTCTAAGTGCATCTGAAGATTGCTTGACAGTCTTGTTTTTGGGTTTTTGAAGGCCTCTATTGCGGCCTGACGATTTGACGCCGCTGTTGCCCCCACGTTTGCAACTTGCTTGGGTGTTTTAGGGGCGGTGGTTGTTTTGCCGCCAGATGTAAAAGAAAGGGCCTTGCCCTTCCTTGTGTAAGACCCCTTCCCCTTTTTTGGCTTTACTACCTTAGACTTAAATTTTGGGTCAGACAGGCTCTTGGCCACAGGGTTGCCGCCCCTCTTTAAGGCTATTGGTTTTTTGCGCTTGGCGCACATTGTCTTTGCGGCTTTCATGCACATTCTCCTTGACAGCAATCATGTATAACTTGGTCGCATGTCACACATTGCTCATGCCCGTGAACAAAAACAGTTTTTAAGTCTTCACCACATCTTGGGCATTTTTTACAATGAACCCTCATTTTTGTTTTTTTATCACTGGTTTTGCCAATAGGCATTGCGAACCCGCTAGAACCTGAAACATACATTTAAGCTCTCCTATTTACTTTGCGGGCTGTTCGCGTCCTCTTGAATGACCTGTTAGCTGTTCTGCTTACGGCTTTAAGGTTACTACGGCGGTTATCTTTTGGATTGCCGTTCCTGTGCGCCACATCTTTTTTGTCACCCTTTTTTACTGCACCAGCTTTAACCATTCTTGCCCGTGCAGTGTTGCGGCTTGCCCTGTTTTTTTTCTGCTCTGTAGAGGAGTGATAATTTTTATACTCTCTCTTATAGTTTCTTTTAGCAGTATTTGCCACGGGTCTTCCCCTTTGTGGCTATTCCGTCAATGGGGCGCTTGCGCTTTACCTTGCCCCCACCATACATCGGTGTAGCACCCTGCATACCAGTGGCCTTCATTCCGTCTTGAGGGGAGCGTTTGTTTTTTTGTTGGCTGGCAAGCATTCCAGCAATACCGCCCAATCCAGACTCGCCTAACTTGCTAAACGCATCTGCTATAGGACCCTTACCCTTCATAATAGAGTATGCTGGAGAAACAGTTTCAAGCAACTTTCCAATTTTTGCTTTTACTACGGGTTTTTTCTTTTTCATTTTATTGCCTTTCATTTGGCTTTTCATGTTGGCTCTAGATATAGTCATTTAATCCAGCCAATAAACATATGGGATACAGAGCCTAAAACGCCCCCAACCCCAAGCATAACCCAAAAAGCACCCTTCCAGCGGTTGGCCTGAGCTTTAAGTTCAGACACCTCTTTATGCACATGCCGGACTTCATCCTGCACTTGCGCCAGACGCTCTTCTAAGCGAGCAAGTGTTACTTCGACAGGCTCGCTCATTTGCCATACTTCTTATGCTTTTGGGATTTAGGCGGGGACTTTTTAGAGCCACCCGGACCAGCCCAAAGTTTTTTGTCCGCCCAGTAGGCGGCGCTCATTTTGCCCTTAGCAATGTTTTTAGCATGGCGAGCTTTGAAGGATTTTCTTGCGGCTGGAGAATAGTTATGCCCCATTGATGAATCACCAAAGTGGATGAGCTTAACTTTTTCACCCTCTTTGGCAAGCACCATTCCCTTTTTGCCTGCGCGGTTCGATTTACGCGGTTTATTAAAACCAGCGAACTTCGTCCCTCTATACTCAATCCCGCCTCCGGGGAGTCGTTTCACACCGGGATATTTTGACGGCATTACACCCTCCTATTTATAAAAGAAGGTCGCGCTTGTTATGCTTGTGTATGTCGCATGAATATCTGTTTCAAACAAAACACCCTCATCAGGAATTGTAATATCGCCTGTTGAGTTTGCGTGAAAATCAAGCGTCATAATGGTTGTGCCTGAAGCGCCACCGTCCCGCAGAACAATGCTACCAGTGCTACCGCCTGAATGATAATGGATTGCACACAAACGGCGCCTGCCACTAACAACTGTCCCAGTGGCAGTCACATAGCTTACATTAACATCAGCTCCTGACATATCAGCCTCCTATTAAGCGGTTGCTGTTGCGCCAGAATCTACACGAATCCAGTTAGAGCCGTCAGAAAACACAAGGTTGCCTGTGCCGTTACCTGCTGTTTCAGAAGCCTTCAGGGCGTCAGAACAAAAGATAATGCGACCAGTATTGGAAGATGCTGTTGGAAGGTTGGCAAATGCGATGCCTGTAGAAGTGAAGCCATTGTTAGAAATAATTGGCCCCGAAAAGGTTGTATTAGCCATGAGGAACTCCTTGTCTTGGCTAGTGTCAGCCGCCCCATGCGGCTGTCAAGGTTCCTGTACATTATACAAAAAGAAAGGGCGCCCCGGAAGACGCCCAATCTAAAAGTTTGTACCACAGTACAATTAGGCTCCGGGAGAGCCGTAGATGCCCAGTGGGTCTGAAACGCCGAAGCTGTAACGCTCACGAGCTTTGTAGCGAACATTGCCTGTGTCGAAGTCGCCATCCATAGATGTAGACATCGCTGTACGGACAAAGTGCTTCATGCCGTTTGGAACATCGGTGGTCAGGAAGAATGCATCGTTGTCAGTCAAGTAGTGATTGACGCGATACCCCTGAGCGATTGAACCGTTTGAACGCAGAGCGTTGATGTCGTTGTCGGCTGTGCCAACACGCAAATCTGTCTGAAGCAGACGAGTTGCAACGAACATCAGTGCTGGTGGAACGATTAGCTTCTGTGGGCGAGCCGCAATCAACAGGCCACGCTCGTCAACGAATGCGGCAATATTGATAACTGCATCTTCCAATGAAGTTTCGTTCAGGTCAGCGTTAACTGCTGGACGGTTGGCGTTATTACCACCCTGAACAGTTGGGTGTGCAGTGTTGAACAGAGTCACACCGTCACCTGACTGGAAAGTGGTGAAGCCATTGTTTAACAGAGAAGCGGCCTTAACTTGCTTGGTGTACGCCATAGCGCGAGCCAGAGCCTTGGTATAACGAGCAGACAGTGCGTCATACAGGTTATCTTCCATTGCTTCTTCAGTTACAGAGAAGCCCATTGCCACAGTTTCGTGGTTGTAACGGGCGGTGAAGGACTCCTGCGCGTTGTCGTAGGAAATCGCTGAACCTTCCGGCTTTACCGGAGCGGCTCCAAAACCACTCAATTTCACTTCTTCTTCAAAGCTACGTTCTGAGGTTTCGGTTTCGTAGATTTCTGAATGTTCGTTTTCGTACTTTTCGTACTCCATACCGAACAATGCATTAAGACCCGGTAACAGTTCCTTCAGGAGTTGTGCGCGTGAAATAGCCATTATCTACACTCCTTTACGCAGAACCAGTGGTTGATGTGTGCTGGTGGTAGTTAAACTTACACACCAGAATTGGGTAAGCAGTGCCTTTTTCATCACCTTCATGACCACCAAGATAGTCAATCACACGGATTGGGTTCTGTGGGTCAGTGTCAAGCTCAGAGATGTCCAAAGCAACACGGCTAATCTTCAGTGAAGTATTAGGCGCTGTTTGAACGAGCAAGCAGTTCTTACCGTAGATGTCGTCCACATTAGCGGGAGCATCATCTGCCTGAATGGTAAACAATACATTCGGGTCATCTACAACGAATGCCATTGCATCAGATGCAACGGTTGACGCAGGCCAAAGCTGTGAAAACACCTTTTGTCCTGAGTTAGGGTCAGTGTATGAACAACCCATAAAGATACCTACCATATCAATTTCGGTTGTGTCATCACCTGTGCCGGACTGCTTTTCAATCGTGGTCGCGGTGCCACCATCTACCAAATGCACAATATCGCCCATTGCGATGTTTGTGTTGTATGCAGATGCGATTGGATACTGGCGGAAAACTTCCAGAGAACCAGAGTCCAGACGACCGATTGGGCGCAGACCGAAAGGAGCGGCTGTTGAAGACATTTGCTAATTCCTTCCTTCTATCTAGCCATTAACATAACGGTAAGCGCCTAGTTTAGGTCACTTACCAAACGAAGTTTTCGTAGACCGTTCTGGTTGCAAAACAGGCATACGAGGGTCTGATTGACGTAGATAATTATTATCCACTGATTCAATCTGTTGTGCGTTCATCTCATCGTGAGCATCACGGCGAGATTCCACATATTCGGTTGAGTTCTCGCAGAGTAGCAAGCCTCCAACCTCAACATTACCTTCAAATCGAGAGTCGATATCAGGCAACACTTGTAATTCAGGATGGTCTTCTGCCTTTACAGGGGTCCAACCCTCACGAAATTTAGACGACACATTGGTGTTATCTGCGTTACCCAAAGTAGATGTGCGGACCCAGCGGTATTCAACACCATCGCGGGGTTCGGGGGTAGGCAACATGGTCGGTCTTGACCAGCTTTTCTTACGAGCTGTGGTTTCACGAGACTCATTAGAGCGTGGGGTTCTGTTAGACATTAAGATACCTCCTTCAAGAGTTGCGCCGCATATTGTTCTGCCGTAAGGCCAAGGCGCTTGGCGAGAGCGACTTGTGTTGAGGTTAATTGCACTCTGCGTGGTTTTTTTGCACTCCGACTTGCGGGGGCAACCACGGAACCAGCTTGGCGAACAGGTGCATCCTCAATAGTCTGCCCACCAAACTTGTCTGGGAACCGTTGACGCATAGAAGCGTCTATACGGCTATAATACTCATCTGCCTCTGTTTGGGGGTTAAGTCCCTGTTTTACCAGATTCTCATGCACCCCAAAGGCGTAACCTGTCATTTCTGAGTCTTCGCCAAACCATGTGTTTTCTGAAGCCCATTGCTTTGTTCTTGCGTCAGGCTCTGCAACTTTTGGCGCGGCAGTCGGAACTTCAAATTTCTGTTCTTCCTGCTTTTTGGGCCTATAAGACTCAACCCTAAATCTTTCATTTTGAAGAGTGGACAGTTTTTCCTGTGCCTCTAAGAGTTTATCAGGGTCGCCAGTTTCGTAGGCCTCTTTATAATCTCTTTTAGCTTGCTCTAACTGCGCGTCAACGCGAGTCTTTGCTTGCTCTACCAGAACGCCTTCACCTTCTTCTAAAGTTTTGCGTAACTTCTGGTTCTCTTCATATATTTTTTGGGCATATTTAACCGCTTCATCTTGAAGCCTTGAGGCCTCTTCTTTGCGGCGGCGTTCTTCATGATACTCAAACTTCAGTTGCTTAATGCGCTTTTGCACATTCTCACTGTAATTTGCAATCTCATCATCCTCTGGAATCTGAGCTTCTGTATCTTCTGCACGGCGCGGCTTGTCGCGGTCTTCTTCCGGGGTATCATCTACGATATCAACTTCAAATTCGTTGGTATCAATTTCTACCTCGGCGCCCTCTTCTAATTTTTCAGCTGTATTATTCATGCTCTTGTATATCCCCTTGGGTCATCGACAACTGCTTCCACAGTGTCATCGTTGATAAGACGAAACTCCTGTTTTTCAATCTTAAACCTTGTGCCGGAATAAGAACGAAAAATCACAAAGTCACCTTCTTTACAATACGGCCCGCTCGGAAATTTATCGCCGTCTTTGTATGCATCAGGCCCAGCCTTAACAACAAATCCGATTACCGATGCGGTCTGTTCCGCTTGTTTCAAAGCATCTGGCATATAAATGCCGGAATCTGTCTTCTCTTTAACCTCAAGTGGTTTTATCAAGAGTTTATACCCAGAAGGCTCTGGGATTTTGTTTGCAACCGATTGGTTGACTTCTTTTTCAGCAGAATACATCTGTTTTCCTTGCAGTGATTTAGGTTCACAGTACCTTGCAGGGTTGCCCCTGAAAGTCTCCACAAAAACAATATATCGCATATAAGGCGACTACGGAAGCCCTACGCCTCTTCTAAACGTTTTTCCAAATCAAGTATGTCGCGCTCTACTAAAGCCAATGCCTCAACTTTCCCAACAAGACGCACATATTCTTCATGATTTTGGCAACCCCCGCCAGCCATGTGGTCGGCGATATCATTCATATATGCTCGTATTTTATCCCTTATCACTTCCAGCATTATCTATCTCCTCTGTGATTTTTTTGCCTAATTCTAGACCATACTTCAAGTCTTCTCGTTGGCCAGCGTAACGGGTTTTGGATAGGTCTGCACCAATCCTAGCCCCTTCTCGGCGCTCTTCAGACTCAATTCTTTCTTCTTGTACGGCCACATTAGCGGCGGCCTTTTCCATTTCAGCTTGCAATTTAGCCAAATCAAGCTGTTGTTTATGCTGGAACTCAGCCTCTTTGAGCGCAATCTCACGCTGTTGAATCTGAGTAAGTGGGTCTTGTTGTTGTTGCATTGCCTGTTGCTGTGCAACTTCAGCTTGGTCTTTACGAAGTAGCTTTTCAGCGGCTTGAGAAGCCAAGCGAGATATCTCCAACTCGACATCTTCTGGCAATGGCTTATCCTCATTTGGCATCGCAACGCCAAGGTTTTTCTCAATTTCTTTACGATACTGAAATGCCACATGCTCAGTAATGTGCGCTGACATAGCGGCCTGTATCGCCCCTGCGAAAGGAGATTGACCAATAATTTCCTGTAGTTTGGGGTCTTGAGCGGCGGCCATATGCACCTGAATATGCGCCTCATGGTCCTGATACTTAAACGCCTTTACAGGCTCCTGCTTCAAGATTGCCATGTTTTCTGTAACTGGGTCTGATGCCTTTACGTCATCTGGCAGTTTTACAATCTGGTCAGCGTCTTTTATTCCCAGCACCTCGAGCATCTGACGATGGAGCTTACCCATGTCATAGAGATTGGGAGCTTGTTGAGCCAATTGCATAGCCGCTTGGTATTGCACAACTCTTTGCGACATGGTTGCGGCGTTGGGGTCTGACACAGGGATAATATCAACCCTATCATCGAAATCCTCCTGTCTGTTGAAATCTCCCTCTAAATCGTAGGCGTAGTTTGGCCCCATATAGTCTTTAATAATTTTGCCGAGAATACGCAGTTCTTTTTTCAAAGCGGCGTGAAGGCGAGCCTGAACACCAGACATAACCTTCATGCTACGTTCCATCAACGCGAGCGTAGTCCCGACTGGAGCTTGCGGGTTGAGGTTTCCAACTTGTACATCAGCAACGGAGCCAATCCGTCTCCCCTCTTCCACGATATTTCCGAGAAGTTGGTATAATACCGATGATGGTTCCTTGTAAGGAAGGAATGCAATCGAATCCCTAATTGCACCACCCGGCACGTCAACGTCACGGAACTCGCCCGGCATGAGAGGCGAATCATCGCCTTTAATACGAAGTCCGCGAGCTTTGAGGCCAGCAGGTAGATTGGATAACGTGCCAGCGTCAATAAGTTGACGAAGAATACTTGTGGCACTTTTAGCAAGACCACCAATAAGGTGAATAAGACCCGTCCCATAAAACCCGAGTCCCGGTAGGTAGCGGTAGTGAACAAAGTGCTGTCTTTTACGCTTTTTAATATCGTCTTCATACCAATTTCTCCTAATTGATAAGATTGTTAGGCTAGACTTATCAATTGTTACAACGTATGGCCGCGCAATGCCGTCTGGGTCATCAAAAGGCTCTGGCATGTTTAGGTCAACGTGCATCTCAAGAATTGTGTGCCTGTCATCGTCCTCGATAACGGCAGTCTCGCCATCAATTTCGTCATATTTTTCTTGGATATCAGAGTAATCTGGCTCTGGGTCGGGCAGGTCTACATCAATATAAAAACCATTTACCTGAAGTTCAACAATCTCGTTGGCCGTCTTCTTCATAATATGTGTGTAGCGTGGCGCTGTGGCTAGGTCAGAAGCGCCGTAGGAAACCACAAAGTCCTCAGCCGGAACAAACATGGCACATGGGCGTTCCATGATTGGGTCATAATAAACTTTCTTGAAAGATGAGCCAGCAAGCGGAAGACGGAACAGCATTTGCTCTGTTTCATCTCGGTATTCTGTCATTTCCTCAGTTAAGAGGTAATTCATTTCAGTTTCTACGCGAGTTGCTTGCTCCATCTTTTCTGGGTCGCGCTTACCCATGACCTTTGTGCGTACAGGTCCGGAGGCTGGGAATATTTCTCCCATCGCTTGAGCTTGGAATCTAACAACCGCTTCTGTCAAAACTGGGTGAAAAACGCCAGCGGCGCCAGCCCAAGGCTGTGTCCGCTCTTCAATTTTCATGCCGAGAAGGTCTAGTCCTTTAACGTATGAACGCGCCCATTCTTTACGAGATTCACGGTCAGCGACAAAATCATCAACTAATTCAGATGCTAAGGCCTGTAGCTCTGCGTCTTCCATATATTCGGCAAGGTTTGCGTCATGTTCTGGGCCGAAAATTTCTTCTTCCATTTCCCCAGTAAAATCAATGACCACAGATTCTCCATCGACCTCTACGCCCACCATTTCTGGATTTACAACCTCAACTTCTACTTCGGCTGTACCCTCAATATCCATTTCACCGGGAATCATTTGTTTTTCTACGGCCATTTTAAATTCCTATTGTTTGTTAGGTTTTTCCATAATAACAGAATACCTAGCGTGATGGGAGCCGTACATGTAACTTGCCACACTCCACCCGTTTTTTTCATATTCCTCAACCAAATCATGAGGAACATATCTGTATGTTTTAGTAATATTCAACTGGTCTTTTGTATACTGGTTCATCATCCCAATCATCCATACTGCTTCTAATCCAACCACCTTGACGAAATCGGAGCAATGCTTGGGTGGTTGAGTCAACCAAGTCATCGTTCTCCCCCGCAGGGAATGCCGCGCACTCTTCTATTACTTCTTCCGCCCATCTTGTAGGCGGCGCCCATACAACGCCGGAGGCGAACAAATCAGTGACGGCATTCACCCTAGCTATCTTATCCTGTCCGCGTGACGGTGTAAACTCCGTAACAGGTATTCCCATAGCTCTTAACTCAAAAATAAGCGGAGAGCCAGCCGCTTTCGCTTCAACAATCATTTGGTCGGGTTCATATTCCCAATATTTATCGTAAGCGGCGCGTTTAAGTTCCGGAAATTCTAACTTTTCTTTATACGCATCTAGCAATATCAAATTAGGAACACTTTTACCTTCTTCGTTTGGGTGATAAAAAACACCCCAAGTCGTACAAGCGCTGTAGTCGGCTCTTTGGGTTTTTAGAAAGGCCGTATCCCAGCTTTGTATTATGGCCTCGCACGGTGGCGGGTTGCTATAATCCCACTCTTGCCACCATTCCCTTTTTATAAGCGCACCCTCTTCCGATGTTGGGTCCTGTTGATACTGCGCTGACCATTTGGAAATCGGGAGTTCGGCCTTTAGTGCCTCAAGCTGGTCTACTGGCCAAAACTCTGGCCATAACGGTTCACCAGAAGGCATGATTGCTGGAAGCTCAATTATTTCCCAGTCATCGGCGCCCTCTCTCTGCGTTGCTGACTTAACAATCTGCCCGGTTAAATCACGGACAGACCATCTTGTCATAACGATAATTATCGCTCCCCCCGGCTGGAGTCTCTGACGAGGTCCTGAAGTATACCATTCGTATACTTTGTCGTAGACCTCCGGGCTGTAAGCCCCCAATGCCGCTTCCTGTTCCGAATGCGGGTCGTCAATAATGAGAACATCAGCACCTTTACCAGTAACGGCACCACCAACACCAATCGCAAAATAATCACCTCGCTTATTTGTATTCCAACGGCCAGCGGCCTTTGAATCAGAAGATAAAGTTATGCCGGGAAATATTTCCTGAAAATCAGACTGATTTATTAGGTTTCTTACCTTACGGCCAAAGCCAACAGCCAGCTCTGCTGTGTGAGCTGTTTGTATTACTTTTTTTTCTGGGTACTTCCCAAGGAACCAAGCCGGGAAAAGATATGAAGCAAACTCAGATTTGGTATGTCGAGGCGGCATATTGATAATAAGTCGCTTTAGGTCGCCATTTGCCACCCTCTCGAAGGCGTCTGCCATGATTGCATGGTGTCTTCCACTGATAAATGCAGGCCATACCCTGTTAACAAACTGCATAAAGTCTGTTCTTGCCCCTTCCCGGGACCGGGCATCCTCAAGTTCCCCCAGTAAATCCAGTATTTCTTTCTTCTGGTCAGGAGGTAATTGAGAAATCTTTTGATTTATTGCCGATAGAGAACTCATATCTGGCCGAATCTCCACTTTTCTTGCAACGCCAGTGCGTAGGTTCGTGAAAGGGAAGTTTCCTTACCTGAGAAACCATTTCTTCTGCGCGAGCTTTGCATTGTTTAAATGTAGGGTACGGGCCGTAGGCGTCTTCCGCAATAAGACAAGCCTGCATATTGGCAATTAAGCATATAATTACGGTTGCTGAATACATTAAGCATCACTTACACACCGATTTAACAAAACGGATTTTGCAAGCTCCAGCAAAAACACCATGTCTGGCGCTTTGCCATGTGACGTAGCCATAAATAAATTTCCATCTTCAGTCCAACCAACAACAATGGCTTCCGTCATGGTTACTTCCTCTTGCAGAACCCCAAGCATTTCCTTTGGGTCCAGTTCGGCGTCTTCATCAAGACCAGCTCCGCGAGGAAATTGTATGATATTGTCAGTCAATATTAGCTCCCAGTCAACTCCCTAAGAAAATGACGGTGGGGGAGCCGAAAAAGCTCAACCCCACCGGAGGCGCCGGGAGACAATGCGCCTCTAGTCCAATATACCCCACAGTTCCCCTTGACACTAGGCCAAGAAAATGTGTATCCATGTATATATATAATATATATAA